TGGTGGGCGGTGTTGGGCGTGAACTCGAACTGCTGGTAGGTGCCAAACATCTGGTGGTAGTGCGCCAGGAACCCCTGCGCCTGCTGGTCGGGGATGTTGGCGTAGGTGAGCTTCAGGCTCATGCCAACCCGCCTGTTGCCGTAGAGGTAACGGGTCTCGCTGCCGTCCTGCGCCTGAAACGACTTCACAGGGAAGTTGCCAGGCGAGAAGCTGCGGCTGGTGGGGCTCAGCGCTGGGAAGCTCATTCGATCACCTCGAACTTGGTGTAGCGGTTGGCGTGGAGGATGTCATCCACAATCTTGCTGCGCCCGTCTGCGAAGACCGGGAAGTGGCTGGCGGTGATGTCCACCAGGCCCTCCTCCGTCAGATCCAGCTTGTCCACCATGTAGACGTTGGTGCGGCGGGTGATCGAAGGGATGTTCAGCAGGGCGTTGGCCAGCGTTGGGTCGCTCACCCGGTTGCCTTGGATCACGACCTGCTCGGTGGCGACGGCCTGGCTGCCCTCGCGGTAGATGTGCGCGGTGTAGGTGCCGTCCTTCACCTCCGAAGGGGAGAGCAGGGTCAGATCGCTGCGCACCACCGCATTACGAACGCTCTCATAAGGGGAGCTGAGCGTGTCCACGCGGATGTAGTCGCCGGGGCCCAGGCTCAGGCCGTCCGCCAGGGTCTGGAACTTGACGATGTGGTCGATGCGGCGGCGCACGCTCAGCAGGTAGCGGGCGGCGATGAAGGCGTGCCCGCGCCGCGTGCAGAACGGCGACATGTCGATGTCCTCCTGCGGCGGTGGCGCGACGCCCTCGTCCTTCCACTTGACGACGATCGTCTGCTCCTGCACCAGACCGTTGACTGGGGTGTCGCGGTAGTGGGTGACGGCGCGGAAGTCCTGCCGGTCGCCCTGCTCCAGGTAGCTCAGCTCAAAGCTGCCGTCGATAATGTTTCCGTCTGTGAAGATCTGCTGGATCGCCACAGGGCCGTCGTCGATCTCGCCGTCACTGCGGGTTGGTATTGCTGGCACTAGGGCAAAGCGCCCGTTCTTGATCACGAAGTTGCACAAGAACAGCGGTGCCAGTTGCGTGATGTAGCTACGCAGGTTGGTGAGGTCGGTGATGGCACCGTCAAAGCGCAGCCGCGTCTGCCGCTGGAAGCGTGCCGTTGCCACGAAGCTGTCCTTGTCGATCAGCTTGCTGCTCAGCTCAGCGCCGATCGATGCACCGGCCTGGGTCAGCAGCCAGTAGACGACATCAGCGAAGTTGTTGGTGGGGCCGTGCTGGCCGTCTTCCAGGCGGGTGACGCTGATGCCGTTCTTCAGGTAGATCTGCAGCTGCTCAAAGCTCTGCACCTGATTGAGGGTGCGCAGCTTGACGCCCACCATCGTCAGGTCGTAATAGTCCGCCACTGGGTAGCAGTCCAGCGACTCGTTGAGGTAGGCGATGGCGTGCTCCGGCTTGCTGTTGCAGCTGCGGCTCAGCTCCGAGTAGACGCTGATCTCCTTGATCTGCGCGTAGGGCTCGAAGTTGCGGATGAACTCCAGCTTGATCTCACCCTTGGTGCAGGTCACGCCCGTGGCGCCGTAGCGGAAGGTGACAGGACCAGAGCGGGTGTGCCAGTAGGCGTACCAGGACTTGCCGATGGTGCGGGTGTCGTCGTAGTAGGCGCCCTCTGTCACCGTGCCGGCGGTTGAGGTGACGCGGACATAGATGCCGCCCCACGCCTTGGCTGTGCCGTGCGTGGCGACAAACGCCGCGTCGTAGCTGTAATCCAGCACCGTGCCGGTCATGGTGCAGTTGAAGGTGACACCGCCGCTGGTGAAGCTGAAGTTGCGGGTGCGCGTCTCCCCGTAGATGGCGCGGTCACCCCCGTTGGGAACGTTGGGGTCTTTGAGCTGGCCAAGGATTGTTTCGTAGTACGCCTGCAGGTAACCGCCGCCGCTGGTGGCAACAACGCCGATCGGGCTGAACGAGGTGACGGTGCAGGTCACTTCGGTGACGCGATCGGCATCGCCCGAGCGCAGTTCAGGCAGCTCAAACAAATCCTCGACAGGCATCACCAGAGCGTTGAACTTCATGGTGATGTCGCCGTAGACCGTGTGCTCGATGACGCTGCGCACTGGGCCGCTGGTGTTCAGCACATAGATCGACTGGTTCGTGAAAGCGGCATAGCGGTGGATGTTGCAGGCGTCCTTCGGCACCAGCCGGAACTCCAGCTCTGATCGACGCGGGTGGTGGATGCGGATGTAGTTGTAGACATCGACTGGCCGGTTGCTGCGCACGCAGAACAGCGTGCCGTTGATCATGTCGAAGCCGTCAAATAGATCGTCGTCGTCGCTGACATCCTTGCCGGCGGAATCCAGTCCCATTGGGTTGCCTACTTCCTTCACGCCGAGCACGAAGAACGAGGTGCGGTTCATGTACTTGTCCATGACGCCCGACTGCAGTTGCACCTCGTCGTCGTCAAAGCGCTTCAGTTCATTGGGTGTTGGGACCGAGTTGAAATTGCAGAGGCCGTTGGCCTTTGACCAGACGTTGCTGCGGATGCCTAGCTCCGTCACCTCGACCGGGCGGGTGTTAGCGACCTGGCCGATGTCAATCTTGTGCAGCGGATACCAGGAGGTGCTGCGGAAATAGTCCTCGGGGTTTGAGTCGCCCCCCTCCGAGAGGATGTCGTCATTGAGGGCTCGCGTGCCAGACACGCCGATCTCTCGGTTGGCGCCGGTAAAGCCGATCACCTCCAGCGTGTACTGGAAATCCTTTTTGCGGGTCCAGGCATCAGTGGGACGTTCGACCACGCGGAGCATGGTGCGGTTGCACAGGAAGACCTCGCCCATGCGGAGCAGGTCGTCGGCCTCCTCGCACATCGAGATGATCGTGTTGTTGATGTCGTCGCAGGTGACGCCCGTGTCTTTCGGGAAGTCGCAGCTGTCGTTGGTGAAGAGCTTGCCGTTGATCGAGAAGGTGATCCGGTCCTTGCGACTGACCGTGACCACTACGGGGTCGCTGTAGTGGGTGCCGTTGACATGGGTGACGCCCATGCGGGTGGAATAGGCCCGGCCAATGCCGTCCATGCCCTTGGCGATCCACTGGGCATCCTTGCCGGCGACCTTCTTGCGCTCGGTCTTCAGGCGATCGTGGTCGGTCTTGCCGGCGATGCTGATGACCTGCCAGTTGACGCGGTAGTGACCACCGTTGCGGATGCTGTTGTAGACCCCGAAGCTGGCGGTGTTGGTGGGGCTGTAGGCGCTGCTGAACGCTGGGCCGTTGTCGGAGCTGGCGGAAGGCGCCAGGAAGTTGCCGTCAGGTGCGGCGTCACCGGCGACGAGGTTGGAGAGGTCGAGGCGGTTGCTGCCGGGCTTGCTGCTCCAGAAGAAGGCGTAGTTGCTCTTGTGGATGTTGGCGATGGGCTGGCCGCCGATCATCACGGCCTCGATCGGCGGGGTGCCTTCGATGCCGGTCTGGCCGATCACGGCCATCGCCTTGAGGCTTTGGAAGGACCCGTTGCTCAGCATCCGGGTCCACACCAGCAGCGGCTCAACGACCATGCCGCCGCTGGGGATGCCAGATTCGCCGACCTCTTCGTCATCAGCTGGTGGCAACTCGCCGCCGTACTGCTCGTAGCGACCGAAGGGGATCGGCACCCGCGAGCCCAGCTGCGCTAGCTGCGGGGCGGAGTCGAAACCGACGTTGTTGTTGAAGCGGGTGCGGCCCCGCTGGTTGGCGAGCTGCTTGCTCTTCTGGTCACCTGGAGTTGGAGGCTTAGGAGCCAGCAGCGCCGACACCGCCGATAGGGCGATGCCGATGACAAGGTTGATGAGGATGCTGACCGGATCACACCGGATGTCCGGGATGTGCTCGTAGCCCGCAGGGCGTTCGCGGCTCTTGCGGGCTACCTCGGCAGCAAACTCCTGGTAGTCCTGCTCCGATAGGCCCAGAACTTCGATGAGCTGCCGCTCGTAGGGCAGCAGAGGCTGGCGATGCTGCTCAACGGGGACCAATGCACTGCCTTCCTGGCGGGGCAGATGTGAAGGATCCCGTTGCTCCATACCACTGCAAATCCGACTGGGTTGGGCACTACCACCACATCGCCATCGTAGGCGGGCTCTGCGATGCGCTTGCCCCAGCGCACCAGATCACGACCCCACTGGCGTGGGGTCATGTCGTACCACTCGCGCCGTAGCGGAGGGGCTTGGATTCCCAAGCGCTCCAGCACCGTCAGCGTCAGAAAGATGCAATCCGTCTCCCCGTAGATGTAGGGGGTGCCGATCAGATCAACGCAGTCGGACATTGGCGGTGAGCGGCAGGGCGCCAACCAGCCGGCGGTGCAGCGTGCGGGTGGGGATGTCGGAGGTGGCGGCGTCGAGCACGCTGCCCAGCTGCATCTCGCCTTGCGTGTCGCTCCAGCCGCCGGCGGTGCACTGCCCCACGTAGGTGAACAGCGTGCCCAGCACGGCGTTAGTGGCCACATCGAGGCGGTTGACATCGACCTCGGCGACATAGGCCAGCCGACTGCCGTCGTCCGCCGCCAGTTGGCCACCGCGCAACGCCTCGATGATGTAGCCCCGCGTCAGCTCGGTATTGGGGAAGACCAGGCTGGTGGTGCCCAGCTCGCCCTCCCGCGAAGTCGCCATGCCAGAGAAGCCGAAGGGCACAAAGTTGTAGGTCAGCCCGCCGTGGCTGACGGTGGTGCCGATGAAGAAGTTCTGGAAGGCGTAGACCAGGGCGCCGGTGTGGTCGAACAGCCGCAGGTAGTGCCCGAGCGCGAGGGTGGTCATAGGCCGATCTTGCGACGGGAGGAGGGCGAGTTCTTCAGGCGAGTCATGGCACGCTGCTCACCGGCCTTGCTGGCCTGATTGATGATCGACGGCACCTGGTCAGCGCGGATGTAGTGGCTGTCGTTGAAGTTCAGGATGCCGCCGGTGATGTTGACCTGGGGCGGTGCGGTAGCAACTGCCGTGCCGCCCCCGCCGGTGGGGTCAGCACCGTTGACCACGGAATCGCCTCGGGCGCCACCGCTCCAGCGGGCCATGGCTGAGCCCATCTTGTTCTCGGGGATGACGTACTCGTTGGCGCCGCCCTCGCCCACCACCGCCGGGGTGGGGCCGGTGACGAAGCCGCCCTCGGCGAAGAATGACAGGCCGGGCGTGAAGGCGATCGGGTTAAAGGCCACGCCACTGGCCGCGCCCCACATCCCACCACCACCGAAGAGGCTTCCCAAGCCGCCGAGGATGCCGCCGGCGCCACCGAAGCCGCCACCTCCACCAGAGCCGGCCATCATCGTTGCGGCTTGGATCTGCTGCTGAGCGGCGGCCAGCATGATCTGGGCGGCTTGCATCTGGGAGTTGCTCGGGGCCAGCATTCCGAAGACGGCTTGGGTCAGTGCCTGCTCGATCGGCCGGAAGGCCATCTCCAGGAACTTCTCGCCCAAGCTGCCGAGCATCGAAGCGAACGCTCCCTTGATGTCACCGCCAGTGACGGCTGCCTTGATGGCGTCCTTGAAGCCGCCGGCGATGGTGCCGCCGATCGAGGAGGCGTCCGCCATGGCCTGCTCGGTGCGGTCGATGATCTGCTGGGCCTGGGCGAACTTGTCGGCCATCCCCGAGTCGCCAGTGCGGCCGAGGATGCTCTCGTACTGGCTGGCGGCTCCGCCGGTGTAGCCGGCCCGCATCCCCTGGCCGGTGGTCATCAGCTTGCGCTGCATGGCCTGGGCTTCCACCGCCAGCTGCTGAGCCTGCTGCACCTTGAGCAGCTCCTGCTCCAGACCGATCTGGGTGCGGGTGGCCTCCAGCCGCTTCTCGACGCCGAGGTTGATCTGCTTGATCAGCACATCGGCCTCGGTCTGCTTGAGGACGCCTTCCTTGACGGCGGTGTTGATCGCCAGCAGCGCGTCCTTCTGGGCTGTGATGATCTCGGCGATCTTGGATTCGCCCTCCAGCTGCTGGGCCAGCAGGGCCACCTCGTTCTCACTGAGGCCGCCGGTGCTGGTGAGGGTGGCCAACTTGGCCTTCTCCAGCTCCAGCTGGCGCTGGGTCTGCTGCACCTGCGACTGGCCGCGAGCGATCTCCTGCACGTCGAAGGCGGCGGCCTGCTGCTTGAGCTGGTTGTGCTGGCGCTCCAGCTCGACGCTCTTCTTCTGGGCTTCGGCAACGCGGCTCTGCGCATCCGCGAAGCCGGCGGTGTTGGCGGCAGGGGCGTGGAAGGTGGGGGCAGTGACGGAGGCGGCAGCCGTACCGAACTGCGTTGCTGGAGCGCCTTGGAACTGGCGAACGGCGGCTCGGAGCTGGTCGGTGTTGGCGTACTGGAGGCCGATCCACTCCTGGCGCAGGCCGCGCACGGAGGCGTCGACATTGCCGGGCACCATCCGGTTGC